AGCAAATAGACATCCCCACACTAAAAGAGCTTGCGCAAGTTGATCCCTTCGCCTGGGCAAGTCAGCATGGATATATGGACATTTAAAGGCAACACCCCACACTATGAGCTTTATTGACCGCGTAAGAGCATTTATAAATCCCAACGAAACGAAGGTAAATCCGGCATATCAGGGAATGATAGGATATTCTAATACTCCTAAAGCCGTTCAAATGCCGAAAAACTATAAGAGTTACGCGAAAGAGGCATATAGAGGGAATGACACGGTTTTTAAATGTATTAGCTACATTGCTCGCAATGGAAGCGCTATACCTCCAATTTTGTACACTGACAGGACAAAAAAGAAGCGCATTGACAACCATCCGTTACTTGATAAGCTCAATCGGCCTAATCTTGAGCAATCAGGAGTGGCGTACCGGGAGGCAATCCTTAGCTATAAACTCCTGTCAGGAAATGCTTATCAATATAGTATTCGCAAAGGAAAAGCCGGACCCCCAGATGAGTTATGGAGTCTTAGACCCGATTTAGTAGAAATTGTTCCTAGTCCTTCGCGCGGTATTGTCGGATACAAATATGAGTTTCTTGAAAACAATATTGATCCAACAAACATAGCGCATTCAAAATATTGGAACCCAGACAATGACTTGTACGGTCTTTCTCCTATCGAGGTGGGCGCGCTCCTAATCGATCAACAAAAAGCCGCGCGTACCTGGAATTTAGCGCTCCTGCAAAATAGCGCTCGCCCGCCTGGGGCGTGGACTGTTCCCACAACGCTAGGGAAAAATGAGCGCGACCGCTTAGAGAACAAGCTCAAAGAGAAACTACAGGGTTACAAGAATGCAGGAACCCCGCCAGTATTAGACGGGGGGCTTAACTGGGTAAACATGGCCGCTTCTCCCAGTGAGTTAGATTGGCTCAAATCTCTACAATATAATTCCAATGTTATCGCTAATCTCTACAATATCGCGCCGCAGCTTGTTGGCGACCAGGGAGCGACGACCTATAACAATCTTGAGCAAGCAAAAGCAGCCTCCTATACTGAGGCTATCTTTCCTGAGTTAGATGATTTATATGATTTATGGAACGTTTGGCTTGTTCCCATGTATCCAGATTTAAAAGACTCAGGGGCGTATCTTTACTATGATAAAGAGAGCGTAGAATGCATTCAGAAAATTCTACAGGATCAAAAGAACGCACAAGCACAACGCGCGAATGTTATGTGGCTCAACGGGCAATGCACATTGAACGAAGCGCGCGTACTTGCAGGACTCCCAGAAGTACCCTATGGGGATATCTACAGGATCGGCGGAATACTGGTACAAGCGAGCGATATGGAAGCATACGCTTTGCAGAGTATGACCGAACCAGCCGCGCCGCCAATTGCGCAAGCAGAGCCGTTAAACGTTGATCCTTCTCAGGAGCAATCCCAGGACAAACCCGTTACTCAGCAGAAACCCACACAAAAGCCCGCTCCTGCTCAACAGTCAGAACAGAAACCCCAGGAGAAACCCAATGAAAATGCTAGCAAATCTTTTACGATGGGTTGGACAGGCGAGTTTAAAGCGCTCAACGCGCAAGCAGACGCGATATTATCACAAGGGAATGATGGTCTATCGTCCCATTCACAAAAAAAGCTAGATAGCGCTGGAATTTATCAGCCCGACGATTTAACGAAGCAGCTTGCAGGATGGCAGAAGCAAGGCGCGCTCTATCTCGAATGGGAGTGTACTAGCTCAGCTTGCGATGTCTGCATAGTCAATGATGGTCAAATTGTACCCATCGGTCAGCCCTTCAAATCAGGTCATATTCTCCCAGGCGCGCACCCCCATTGTGATTGCAAAGTCAAAGCCTCAAATGCTCCTGCAAAAACAACGACGCGCGAAACATATCGCAAAGTTACGAGACTCGTTTAATGAAAATTCTACACAAAAATGTATCCTTCCAAGTCAAGGCAATTGACGATGAACAAGGCTTAATAGAAGCATATGGAAGTGTTTTCAACAATGTTGATCAGGGCGACGATCTAGTAAAACCGGGAGCGTTCAAGCGCACTATCCAGAATAGCAAAAGCCGAGTACAAGCAGGGAAATCTAAATTTCTTGCTCCTATGCTTTGGCAACACGACCAGGAGCGACCCATAGGCGGCTGGTACGAGCTTGCAGAAGACTCCCACGGCTTGAAGTGTAAAGGTCAAATCATCCTGACTACTCAGCTAGGGAGAGACGTTTATGAGCTTATCAAGTCTGGTGTGATAGATCAATTCAGCATCGGCTATGATATCCCCCAAGGCGGCGCTTCCTACAACGCAAAAGAAGGATACCGCGAGCTTAAAGAGCTACGCTTATGGGAAATTAGCGTGGTAACGTTCGCTATGAATACAGAAGCGTTACTCACAGGCGTAAAACGTCATGACGTTTCAAAAGAACATAAGGACTTTTACGACCACTACCGACAGGAGCAAATAGAAGATTGGTTATATTCCGATTTTCGGAATATTGTTTGCTCCCTCAAAGCCGCTCTTATTGATGCTTTTATGGTCGGTGATAGCCCCCAGGAAGATTTAACCTCTACTATTCTCACGGACTCCGGCGCGGGTAAGATGGGTTTTACCGCCGCGCTAGAAGCCTGGGTACAAAAAGGTATACAGTTAGACGCTAGCAGCTACTTACAGGAAACATTAGAAGCGCATGGCCCGCAAGGATCGCCCGCGACTTATGGCGGCTATATGAGCCGACAGGAGCAAGATTTTATGGAACACAAAGCAGGGCGCGCATTCTCCCAGGCGAACGCCGACAAGATTAGCGCGCATGTCACCAATGTCAAAGACTCAGCAAACAAAGCGCTAAAAGCATCGGCTGAGCATTTCAAAGCTATGCAGGAGCATGTGAAGAGCATGAATGCAGCCGCCGATGATTTGGCGACCGTCCTGCAAGGAAGCGAAGCCGCTTATGGCACAGACGCAGGAACCCCCGCATCAGGACAAGAGCAAGGCAAGAGCGCCCCGTATTCCAGTAATACACGCGCTACAGAAGACACTCATTCATCTAACGATACTGAGCAGGAGCTAAACGCCGCGCTTGAACAGTTGCGCAATCTCCGTAAGCATATCGCTTAATCCCCTTTAAATCCCCATTTACTATCACTTGTTAGGATGACTACACAACATGCCTGAACTGAAAGACCTTATAAATGAGGTCAACTCTCTTGCAACCGACCTGAACGCGCGGGTTGAAACTCTCGACCGTGAGCAGAAGCGCATTAGAGAAGATTTGACTTCCAAGACTGGCGCTATGCCAGCCGAGTATAAAACCGCGATTGACGCGCTTAATACTCGCATCAATGAAGTAACTGATTTGATTGATCGTCTCAAGCGAGACGCCGCGCGCCCGCCCCTGGGGAGCGATGGGACAAAGCGCGATCCCCACGCCCGCGCCGCTTTCCTGAAAGCTATGCGCAAGCGCGCAAAGCTTGAATTCTTGACCGACGAAGAGAAAAGCTATATCGTACCTGAATACATGCCCGCCGAGCGCAAAGCTCTTTATGCAGGAGATGCAACTGAGGGTGGCTTCTTTGCTGGCGTCGATTTTATGGATGAGCTTCAAGCATATAAATTGCTTATCTCCCCTATGCGTAAAATTTGTCGCATCCAACGAACGAGCGGTGAAAAAGTACAAATGCCCGCTTTGAGCGCGGATACTGCGGCATACTGGGCAGTTGAGCAAAAGAGCTTTACCGACTCTCAAGATCCAACCCTGAGCATGATTAACATTCCAGTGCATGAGCTTCGCGGTCTGTTAAAAATCTCTCAGCAGAACCTTGAAGATAGTTCTTTCAATTTGGAAGATTTTATCAAGGAAAGACTGACCATGCAGTTCGCGCGCACAGAAGGTCAGGCGTTTATCCAGGGCACCGGGAACGGTCAGCCTCAAGGCATTCTGAGCTACAACATTAAAGCAAGTGCGTCATACGGTGCTGGTGGCGCGGGTAAATACAACGTCATTGACGCGATCCCATACGTGCCGAGCGGTCAGGCTGCGGCTATCACAGCAGACAGCATTCTTAATGTGCTGATGGATCTGAAAAGCTATTATGCGCCAACCTCGACATGGATTTTTACCCGCCCGACGTTGAACCAAATTCGCTTGTTCAAAGACAATCAATCGCGCCCGTTGTGGCAACCCTTCGCGGCTGGCAATCTTCCTGCTACGATCTATGATCGTCCTTACGTTGAAATGCCGGACATGCCGGAAATCGCGGCAAACAGCTATCCAATCATTGTAGGTGACTTCTCTTACTACATGATTGTTGATCGCGTTACTTTGAACATTCAACAGTTGAATGAACTGTTTGCGGTGCAAGGCTTGGTTGGTTATATCGCGCGTACACGAGTTGGCGGGAATATCTTGCTTCCTGAGGCTTTTCGGGTATTGCGTGTTGCTACTAGCTAGTACGGGCATTTGAAATAATTCCTGCACTATGATATAATGAGCTTAACAAACAAGCAAAAATCATAGGCAGGAGTTACTTAAATGTCTACATCAATTTGCCCGATCTGTCAACAAGAGTTTCAGAAGCATAACGGAAAGCAAGTTTATTGCAAACCTGAGTGTTATGAAGAAGCGCGGAGGCGTCAAGCTAAGACACCTGAGCAACGCGCGCGTCATGCAAGAAAGACAGCAAGACGACGCGAGAACAATCCCGAAAGTGTAAAAGAAGAGTCTAAACGCTCTCGAACAAAGCACCGGGAGCAACGCGCCGAAGACAACCGACAATTTCACAAGAATAATCCTGATTATAGACGCGAATATACCCGCGAATATCGGGCAAACTTAGGACCAGGAGCGCGCAAGCAAGAACATGCTACCTACTATCAAACTCACAAAGAGCAAGTATCAAAACGTGTTTCAGCTTATAACAAAGCTAATCCTGATGTTTTACAACTCAAGAATAGCAGACGCCGCGCGCTTCTAGCTAATGCTCCTGGGAATTGGACTAGACAAGAATTCAAAGAGCTTTGTGAAGCCGTTGATTATTATTGCTCCTATTGTCATGAGCGATTTGACAAGCTAACAGCAGATCATATCATCCCTCTTTCTCGTGGCGGGTCAAATGATATCACAAATATCATTCCCGCTTGCGGTCCCTGTAACTACTCTAAACAGGACAAGACCCCTCTAGAGTTCATAAAACCCCTCAAACTATCATAGGTGTAGAGACGCATTGAATATGTCTCTACACTCAGGAGACATATTCAATGCGAGATAATGTAAGCAAGCTCGGTACAGTTCAAAACGCGCTTGCATCCCTCCCAGTCAATAAAGTCAATATCACTGGGAATAGCGCGAACCTTGCGGGCTATAACGCGGCCAGTCTCTATATCAATGCGGGGGCCTGGACGGACGGCACCCACACTTTCACCGTACAGGAAAGCCCCGACAATACCACCTGGACGAACGTAGCAGCTACCGACCTTGTAGCGTGGTCGGCCACGTCTACTACTAGTCAATATCCCAGTAAGACGGGCTTCTCTCAGCCCAACCCCATTTCTAGCGCCGCGACTGCTCTTAATCAGCGTATCGGATATCTGGGAGCTATGCAGTATGTACGCGTGATTATCACGGTTACTGGCGCTCCTGCTACTGGTGCGGCTTATGACTGCTATTGGATCTTGGGTGAGCCGCGCTTGCTCCCGGCTGCGGTCTAGGAGCTAAAAGAGATGGCTAGCGCCTACAAAATAATCACCCCTGTAACTACTGAGCCTGTCAGCCTGACAAAAGCTAAGAGCTATCTTCGTGTAGATTTCGCTGACGAAGATACAGACATACAGGATATCATCACCCGCGCCCGCGCGTATGTGGAAACGATTATGGAACGGGCGCTAGCTACTCAGCAAATACAGGAAATTTACACAATTGCACGTCCAACGGGGGGCGAACTTAGCGGCCCGGTAAACGAAGGGCCGAACTGGTATCAGTATCAGGAGCAACTAGGAGCGAATCCGTTCGGCGCGGCGCAATTCTACTTTGACCTTGCGCGCCCGCCGATACAGGCCGCGCAACCAATCACAATACAGACGCGCGTAACCGTGTTTGACAACTGGACAGATTTCACAGGTCTCTACACGATAGATGATACCCAGGAACCCGCGCGCATGTACTTTCAAATACCTATTACCGCCAATCAATGGAAGTTCACATTCTGGGCGGGTTATGATCCTGTCAACTCTTATGTTATACCTCCTGACATCCTGCAATGTGTTATGGAAACAATCGCGCATTTCTACCAGAACCGCGAAGCTCAAGACGTGCCAGGAACATTACAAGATAAGATGCTGCGGCGGCGCTCAGACTGGGTATAAAAAAATTATGAGCTGGTTTGACGAAGGTAAAGACTCCCAGAATAGTGCTTCTCAATTTAACCGACGGATTAGCATACAGGATCTTACAGACAACCCCAACGGGTCGGGCGGCGCAACTTCGCGCGTATGGACGAACATTTTAACGAGCATACCCGCGAAGATTGTCCATCTCCCTAGCTCGAAACTGGGAGAAGAAAAATTCATCGCGCATCAAAACTATGCTACTCAAATGATGGTCGCTACAATCCGCTATAGAGCAAGCGTAAACATAAATGAAAGAATGCGCTTACTCTATCGATCTAAGACTTACAACATTCGCGCCGTTTATGTCCCTGACGAAATACTAAAAACCATAATCATCTATGCCGAAGAAATACAGACACAAGGAAGCGCGCGCTAATGAGTATGAATATAGGCGACGTTAGCGGGCTTCTAAGCGAGCTAGAAGCGCTCAACAAAGCTACGCCAGCAGAGATACAAGCCGAGCTAGATACGGCTGCTCAGAACGTTCTAGCGAGCGCTCAAGACGCCGCGCCAGTGCTTACAGGAGAGATGCGAGATAGCGGCCATGCGGATAGCGGAAATTTGGAAAGTACCGTTACATTTGACGCTGACTATGCGCTGTTTGTCGAGATGGGCCATTTAAGCCGCGCGGGCAATCCTGTACCACCTCAACATTTCCTCCTACCTGCGTTCTACGATGAGGCGAATGCACTTCAAGCTCGCTTAGAAGACAAAACGTCATGACACAACTCGCAAGCATTGAAGTGCAAGCAGCAATCTATGCAAAGCTCTATCCATCTGGGAGCTTTGATAGCACGCTAGCAAGCTACGGCTTTACTGGCGCATTTGACTGGCGCGACGTTCCCCAGAACCAACCTTTTGACTACATTACGTTGGGAGACTCTATTGAGTCTCCAAATAATACGCTCGGTCGGCGCGGTTATAATCTGCATTACACCATCCATCTTTGGTCACGCCAATATGGAGATCTTCCCTCTCTCCAAGCGGTCGCGCGACTCAATCAACTGCTTGACCAGCAACCCCTAACACTCGCAACTCAGACGCATGTATACACGATGTTCAATCAAAGTTTGCCAGTGGCAGACCCAGACGGTTTGACTCTGCATACAGCGCTCTCTTACATGATCTACACTCAGGAGTAATCCACATGGCAGCTACCCCAGGATATCTTGCAATCCTGCAAATCGGCCCCACCCCTACTACAATCACCGGCATTAAATCAGTTGATGTCAAAGTACAGGGAGACATTTACGAAGTAACCGCGCTCTCAGATGGACAATGGAAAAAGAAAATTGGCGGGCTTGCAGACTACACGTTAGCATTCTCTGGCAACCTCGATATGACTGACGCTGAACAGCAAGCGTTACAGGCCGCGATTATTACAAGCCCCGGCACGCAAGTTCAATGGGTGATCGCTCCTAAAGGCACGACAACGGGCAACCCGAAATATTCCGGTACGGTCCTGCTTAAAGGTCAGTCAATCAAATTTGCTGTTAACAGCGAAGAGCAAGTTTCTTTTGACCTTGAAGGTACTGGCCCGCTCGTTGCTAGCACATTCTAGGAAGCGAGGTTACTCGACATGCCCGCGCTTCCTGGTTATCTCACGAACATCTATCTTAGCGCTACCTCTTCAACCCCTTTTACTAATCTGATGCTCGTTGACTCTGGCGATCATATCAACTTCCAAGCAGCAAATAACAATCCTCAAAGATACTGGGACCCTACCGTAGCGCTCACCGTTCAGACCGCGCCGGACGGTGTGACCTGGACGACAATCACCAACTATGTAGCGCTCTATTGTGGAGGAAAAATCACGCTCCCATCTGCTCTTGCAGGAGCGACACCGAGCGTTAGGGTCTCCGGCTCTTACAAAGCCATTAGTTTCTTGGGAGCAGCGAAGAGCGCCGACTTGAAAACACAAGCAGATGTTGCAGACGTAACATCGTTTAAAAACCCGCCTAGCCCTTGGAAAGATAAACTCACGCTTTTAGCAGATGCAGATATCTCGCTCTCTAAATGGTGGATTGATACCACATTTATAGGATATCTTGACAATCTTTGCGTGATTGCGATTTACCCCAACGCCGCGAGCGGAACCAACCCCAACCAACGCTATGAATGCTACGCACTCATGAAGGGCGATAGCATCAAATTTGCAGTTAATGCAGTCATAGAGGAAACGCTAGATTTTACGATTAGCGGTTCTCTTAATTACTATTCATCATAAAAACGTCATGACATATTGAAAACAGGAGAAAGATAAAACAATGGAATTAACAGATATTCGCGCCGCATGGCTTAACGATGCACTTATTGAAGAAGATGTACCAGAAACCGCGCTCCCACGCGCGCTACAGGGCAAGGGCTTGCATTTGGTTGTTAGGGAGCTTAGCGCCGACGAAGCAGGGGACATCATTGATACTTGCACCGACAAGAGCGGCCATTTGAACCAGAAGAAATTTATGGCTATGGTGGTCGTCAACTCGCTCAGAAATGGGGATGATCCTGCTTGCCCGCTCATCTGGGACATGACGTTTATGCAGCCGCTTCTCAGCAAGAGCTTAAAGCCGATCTTACAGATTGCTACTCAGTCTATCCAGTTATCCGGCTTGAATGACCAGCTCACGACCGAACTAAAAAACGACTCCGGCGCAACGGTCGTAGAAGGTTCGCTCTCCGTTTAGCGCGTGATATGCGCGAAGCGAACGTAGACAAGATGTTAGCGCGCATTACTAACACACAGTTTATGGAGTGGGTTGCTTTTTATCTGCTTGAAGAAGAAGACGCCGAGAGCGCGCGCAAGCGAGCAGAAGCAACGACTAAATCATCTAATCAGGTTTCAACATTCTCCCTCTAATCTTTCTCCCAACCCCAACCCCAGGCGTATAGCTCGCTCTATACGCCTATTTTTCTCTCTCTCCCAGTAACAAACTTCCCAGGAGCAAACACCCCAATGGGCCTATTAGGCGGAATTAACGTCAAGTTTTCAGCAGACTTGAGCAATCTAAGCAAGGGCTTTTCTCAAGCTACGCGACTTATTGGTAGCTTTGGGGGAGGTGTTAGCGGCCCTATGGGCATAGCTGCTACAGCCGTTGCAGGGATAGGCATAGCTGCTATAGGGATGGCTGCTAGCTCAGTCAGCGCCGCAGCAGACTTTCAGCAGAGTATGTTGAAAGTACAAGCATATGCAGGACTCAGCAAAAAACAAGCAGATGATATGAGTCAATCAATCCTGCAAATGTCTACGGCAGTCGGTGTTGGTCCTAAACAATTAGCTGATGCTTTGTACCCCATCATTAGTAGTGGTTATTCCGCATCTGACGCGCTCAACATTTTGAAGTTGTCTGCTATGACTGCCGCCGCATCTGGCGCGGATACCTCAAAAGTAGCAGATGGCCTAACTACATCACTTAAAGCCATGCACGCCCCTGCATCTGATGCAGCTAAATACATGGATATCATGAATGCTACGGTTTCAGTTGGTAAAACTGAGTTCCCCGCTTATTCTGCTATTATTGGTAAAATCAGTCTGTCAGCAGTAAGCGCGAAAATACCGTTTCTTGATATGAACGCCGCTCTTGCTACCCTTACAACTCACGGTTTCCCCTCGGTCGCGCAAGCATCAACCGCGCTAAGCAATATGTTTAACCAAATGGGTCCCAAAGTTGATGCGATGGCTCAACACGCTAAGAAGCTCGGCATAGCATTTGACGAGAATGCTTTTAAAGGGATGTCTCTTAGCGAAAAGATTGCATATCTTAACAAAGTCACTGGGGGCAATCAGGGCGAAGTTTTAAAGCTCCTGGGAGGATCAACATTAGCTCTTAAAGCGTTCACCGCGCTCTCTGGCTCTACTCAAGACTACGCTGACAATCTCAAGAAACTACAAAATTCGCAAGGCGCAACGGCTGGCGTATTTGCAACCGCGAGTCAGGGTTATAACTTCCATATGCAGCAATTGAGCGCGGCTTTTGACACGCTCAAGGTTACAATCGGCAATGCTCTTCTCCCAGTTCTCACACAACTGCTGGCAGGAGTCACCCCGCTAATCACTCAGTTTTCAAGCTGGGTCTCTGGCTTAGAGAGCGGTAAAAGCTCGGTCAATGGATTTAGCGGCGTTATTAAATGGCTCGGTGATTTCGCGCAAAACGTTTTACTGCCTATATGGAACCAACTTCAAAACACATTTAAAACTCAGGTGATACCCGCGTTTCAAGCCATGTGGCAAAACATTCAGCCGCTTCTCCCAGGACTCGGCAATCTTGCAATGGTCGTAGGCGTCATTCTGGGAACAGCAATTCAGATTTTTATCCGCATTTGGGGTAGTATGATGCAAATGTTGTCAGGCGCGATAACTATCGTAGCTGGAATACTTGCATTCCTGGGAGATTTGTTTACAGGACACTTTGAAAAACTCGGTACAGACTTAAAGGGTATATGGCAGGGAATAACGCAATTCTTTACAGGTTGGGTATCTGGTATCATAGCACCATTTCAGCAAATGTACGATACAATTACCGGAAACGCGCAAAAGATGCGAATACAAACAGCTATCCAACATAATCAGGCAAAAATAGATGCGGTGAATAACGCGACCGAAGAAGCAAAAAAAGTCTTAGAGCAGGAAGAAGCGAAGAGACTAGGCATTATTCAGAAATTAGAGCAAACAAAAGATCCGAAACAACGCGCCGAGCTAGAAATGCAGCTAAGCGCGATAAACGCAAAAGAAGCCGAGACAAAAAAAGTACTTGATAGCGAAGAGCAGAAGAAGCAGCAACTTCTAAAGAAGCAGCAAGACTTAAAAGCTCAAATGGATGAAAATAACAAGAATATAGCACAAAAAACTATAGACTGGTTTGGTCAGCTTAAAGACGGTGCATTACAAAAGATAACTGATTTTAACACGAGTGTTAATAACAAAATAACGCAAATAGCTCAAAATATTGTAAAGATAGTTTTAGATTTAAAAAAGCAATGGGATGATAGATGGAATGATATTGTAAATAGTGCAGTAGGAATATTAGACTTGTTTAAAAAGGGAGTAGCAATAGCATTCAATATGGTTATCGATCAGATAGATGGATTGATAAACAATATTAACAGCGTAAGTAGCAAAGTTGGTATCCCTGCAATCCCTGATATTCCGCATCTCGCAAACGGTACAAGTTTCTTTCCTGGCGGCTTAGCCCTCGTGGGTGAGAAAGGCCCCGAATATGTCAATCTTCCTACTGGCTCGCAAGTTTACCCCAACGGAACTACGCCCCCAGGAGTAAGCGGCTCTTCTTCTGCTCCTGGGTCTGGGAGCGGCGCGGGTCAGCCTATACATGTGCATGTAGAGTTCGACACAACAGAAATAGCGCATATGGTCGGTAATACGCAAACTGGAATAATGCGAGTAAAAGCGGGGAGAAGATTTGTATAATGTCGTTAACGGTAACAATCAATAGTATTCCTGTCAACATTCTCAACGATAATAATTGTAAGGTTGACCGGACAATAGACATGGCTAATGTTGCTCAGTTTACAGCAGTAGACTTAACCGGCGCGCAACATTGGCAACCCGGCCAGCCTGTTAGCATCGTTGACTCGCTTCTTGGTCTCGTCTTTACTGGATATGTCGATAACATTGACGAAACAAATCTTTATCCCAACCCAGGCATATTGAGCAAAGTAACTTGCTCCGGTACGCGCTATCTAGCAGATAAACGCTACTACAACGGACAAGAGTTTTCTAATGCTCTTGCAGGAGATATAGTAACCGCTTTCCTGGCGACAATGGCCCAGGACGGTATCAAAGCGAGCTATAACCGTGACCATTCCGCAAGCTATGCAGATTGGTCTACAGGAACCCACGTCAATACGGCTGCGAGCATGGATTTGGGCGGCTGCTTAGAGCTTTCGCCAGCAGGAACACAAATTAATCAATCCTACTCACCATCTGGGACCGCGCTAGCGAATTATAGCGGCGCTATCACAAACGGCGTGTATACGTGCAATAGTTTCAATGCACTGCAATACACGGCTGATTGTGTGATTGCAGGACTCGCAAATGAACATCTCTATACAAAGATATGGAACGGCTCCCATGTTATCGCGCCCGGTGATTATCTCCAATACGATATATGGATTAATTCTAGCTCTCCGGCCCAGATGGCGGCAGTAGATTTTTCTTGCTCAGATGGAACCACGTTCAGAAGCAATCTTGTTACCTGGGACAATGAACACTTGACAGGAGCGCCCACAAACGATCTAACCGCGTTTGCGAGCAATCAATGGTATCATCGTCAGATAGGACTAGCTGTTACAGGACTCAATGGAAAGACCATAACATCTGTTATGTTAGACTTTGCAGGGTCAGCAACCGGGCATTATATCGCGTACTTTAGACGTATAGGCATTATTAACGGTGGTTCTACGGTTGTTAATGTTTTTTCGGATACAAGCACCACGACACAACAATTACCACAAATCATTGGGAATAGCGGCTATGCAAACATGCTTTGCAATGTTGTTACCGCTTATGACTCAAGCGCCACATTCGGCGCTCCTACAAAACTTGATATGTCACCGGCTGCTATCTATAACACGTCGCTTGTGTCCTGGGTTGTTGATCTTCCTGCTAATTGCTCAGTTGTCTGTACCATGTGCGTAGACTCCGTAAGCTATTCCGATGTTAGCGCGGTCTATCTTGCGACCACCAACAATACAGCTATACCAGGACTTACAGCAGGGCAAAATTTACTGGGGTCATTTACTGACTTTTTCGTATTCCTGTACAATACGGGGCAAGATCCTACCGTATCGCCTGCGCTTCACAGTTTCACAATTCAAATCAACCCCTCATATGCTGCAAGTAAAACAGATTACCGCTATAAGATCAAAAATGATAGCGATTATGCAGCCGGAACCATGAGCGCTAATCTAATCGAGTCAAGCAGGATTTTACAATTAAATGGTTATCAAGCGGCGCTCACTTCTTCTATCCCTACAGTTTCACTCTATGGGAGCGCAAATCCTCAGTTTTATCTCAACAATAACGCAACGTCTGTACAATCAGATAATGGGACCGATGCGCGGTTAAGGCTTGACTTTGCGGGCCAATGGGCAAATGGAGTTATGGAAGTAGACTTGCAGCTAGGAGCAAGCGCAAGCTCTCAGGTCGGCATGGTGTATAGGTGTTCTAATTGGAGTAACACAAACAACACATTTGCATATGTTGTGCTTATCACACCAACAGGGATATCTCTTGGACGAGGGAGCAATACAACTGGCACAAGTGGAACATATACAAATATTATCACGGCTGCTCTTACGCTTAACGCCGGAGACTGGCACCGCTTAAAAGTGGTCTTCAATGGATCTACGCACACAATTTATCTGGACGATGTCCAATACATCAACACGACCGACACGACGTATAGCGCGGCGGGCTATGTCGGCTTGCGCTTCTACAATGGTTCTGGCACAAACGGTCAAATAGGCAACTTCTATAACTTTGGGATTGCAAGCGGCTTTAGTGGTCAGTGGGTTAGTCCTGTTTTCTCGCTCGCTAGTGTGGGAACCGTCGCATCTGCATTTACTAGAACCCAGGGACAAGGAAACGCGTCTCAAAGTTCGCTCCTGACTGAAATAAGCTATGATGGTGGATCAACTTGGCAGACCTGCACCGCGCCCCCTATTGCTACAACCAATCAGGGAAGCTGGACCTATGACAGTGAAAGTATCCCAGGGTTAAGCCCAGGGACAAACACCGCGAGCTTAACAAATTGCAAACTCAGATTAACGCTTACGGTTTCATCGGTCGCGGCCCACATTGAAACAAATGGAACAATCTTTTATGTGATATCCAGCTATAGCGCGTTTGGTTATCGACTCTCCAGACCGCTATCAATCAATAGCGTTACTCGCATAGGAAGCGCGTCTTTGTCCTGGTCAGGTCAAGTTCCTGCTAACACGAACATTTTAGTTGAGAGCAGTAAAGATGGGGTCAACTGGATTACTGAGGGTACCGGGGCATCTGGAAGCGTTACTATCTCAGGTATCAACACCCAACCAGACCCGCTAATAGACACGTTTGACACGAATAGCAATTCCAGTTATACTAATACAGCAGCCCCAGGCTCAGGAAACGCTCCTGCTACATGGTACTATGACCCCAACAATTCCCGCTTACAAGCGTCTGGTGGCGTCAATGCGCTTTATATCAATAATACTGCTTCTATCAACGATGGGAGCGTACTATGCGATTTAGACTATGCCAATAGCGGTGGATTG